TGGATTTTAGAAGATAAAGTACACGATAAATCTGTTAAGTACGGAATGGATTTGCCTTTAGGCACATGGGTAGGTAGCGTTAAGGTCTCCAACGATAAAATCTGGAACGAATTTGTAAAAACGGGTAAGGTTAAGGGTTTCAGTATAGAAGGATATTTTGCGGATCGCATGGAAAGACCTAAAGAAGAAATAAAAGAAGATTTATCTAAAGAAGATTTACAAGTTCAGCAAATTATAGACATTATAAAAGAACACGATGCCAAACAACAATAAACAAGAAACACCTAGTCGCACAAGCCCCAAAGGAGGCGCACGTACTGGCTGTTTATGCAAAGACAATACCTACAGTCCAAAATGCTGTGACGGAAGCCTTAGAGCGCAAGGAATTGGTAAGACTAGCGAATGAAAATGCAAAATAAATTTAACTAAATTATATATTAATATGAAATCAAACAAAGTGATTGAAAAAATCAAAGATGTTTTAAATCTTAACGAGGAAGTTAAGCTAGAACAAACCAAGCTGGAGAACGGAACAATAATCGAAGCCGATTCTTTTGAGGAAGGGAAAGAAGTATTTATAGTTAGTGATGATGAGAATGTAGCAATGCCAGTAGGAGAATATATCCTAGAAGATTCTAGACTTTTAGTAGTTGAAGAAGAAGGTGTAATTGCTGATGTTCGTGAAGTGTCTGATGAAGTGCCATCTAAGGAAACTGAAGAAGGTGAAGAAATTACAGAAGATTTAAAAGAAGAAGATTTAAAAGACGATGACGAAGACTATGCTGAAGAAGCTGATGTAGCTGATTGGAAAGGAATGGAAATTCGTATTAAAAACCTTGAAGATGCAATCGCTAACATTAAATCTGAAGAAAATTTAAAAGAAGAACTTTCTGCTATTGAAGCTGGAAACAATTTAACTGTTGAACTTTCTCAAGAAATACCAGTCGAAGTACAAGCTGAATTAAACCAGCCAAGTGCTGATCCTATTGTTTCAAATCCAGAAACAAAACAAACATTATCACAATTCAAAATTGGTGCAAATAGAAAAGCCAATACAATGGATAGAGTACTACAAAATTTTAATAAATAATAACTAAAAATAAATAAAAATGAGTTTAGCAATTACAACTAGTTATGCTGGGGAATTTTCTGGAAAATATATCGCTGCTGCGTTACTTTCTGGAGACACACTAGCAAATGAAGAAATCACAATCATGCCTAATGTAAGGTTTAAGTCTGTGATTCAAAAAGCATCATCAAACAATATCGTTAGAGATGCATCTTGTGACTTTCAAACAGGACAAGGAACATTAACATTAACAGAGCAAATTCTTGAGCCAAAAGAGTTTCAAGTAAATTTAGATTTATGTAAAAAAGATCTTTTTGCAACGTGGCAAGGGGCTGAAATGGGTTACTCGCAATATGCAGACCTACCAGCTTCTTTCTCTGATTTCGTTTTAGCACACGTAGCTGCTAAAGTATCTGATTTCACAGAAACACAAATCTGGTCAGGAGCTGGAGGTGCTGGATCATTTTCTGGATTTGAAACTTTATTAGCTGCTGATGCTGCTTTACCAGCCGCTCAAGAAATTGCTGCTGTTGCTGGCGGTGTAAACGCTGCAAACGTAATCGCTGAAATGGGCAAGGTAATTGACCAAATCCCTTCTGCTGTCTATGGGTCTTCAGAGCTAAGATTATATGTTTCTAGCAACGTAGCACGGGCTTATACGAGGAGTCTTGGTGGATTTGCCTCAAATGGGCTAGGTGGAGCTGGATATGAAAGCAGAGGAACTAACCAAGTACTAGGAGATTTATTCTTTGATGGTGTGCAAGTTGTAGTGTGTAAAGGTATGGCTGACAACACAATGATTGCTGCTGAAAAGTCTAACTTGTTTTTTGGAACTGGCTTATTAAATGAGTCTCAAGAAGTACGCACAATAGATATGCAAGAAGTTGACGGGTCAATGAACGTAAGAGTAATCTTACGATACACTGCTGGTGTTCAGTATGGTGAAGTAACAGACATCGTTCTTTACGCTTAATAACAAATTAATAATCATTAGAAAGGGGTGGGATATACCTATCCCTTTTTTATTTAAAATATAAAAAAATTATGGCATGTTTAATAACAAGCGGACGTAAAATTCCATGTAAATCAGCAGTAGGCGGTATTAAAAATATCTTCTTTGCAGATTTCGGAACTTTAGGCGCTGCGACAATAGTATCTGGAGAAATTACAGCATTTGCTGGAACTCCAGACTGGTTTCAGTTTGACATTAAAAATACTGCAACCACAATGGAGACAGCAATTACTTCAAGCAGAGATAATGGGACGACATTTTATGATACCACGTTATCAATGACTTTAACGTTTCAAGACGTCGCAACACAAGAACAACTTAAATTAATTGCTGTTGCACGTCCTCACGTATGTGTAGAAGACTATAACGGGAATTATTTTGTTGTAGGGCTTCTTAATGGTGCGGAGCTAAATGGCGGAAGCATTCAGACTGGAGGCACTATGGATTCTTTAACGGGTTATAGTGGTCTAACGTTTAATGCACAAGAGGTAAACCCTCCTTTCTTTGTAACTCCAGCGGTAATTACTGCTGATGTTTCAGCAACTCAAATTGTTCCTAATTAATAAGGGTTAATTTAATTGTTAAAATGGGGTTATCTTAACGGATAGCCCTTTTTTTTTTCTATTTCATGCAAAATTATTTGCGTTTGGTTATATATTAATATGCAACTAATACAAACAAACGGAAATAAAACATTTAGCATAATTCCTAGAGAGTTTACTGTAGGTAATTTGTCGGTTAAATTAACAAGCGAAAGCACAAACAAGCCTATAAGTGTAATTAGTGCATCTTCATTAAGTGGAAACTACTTACAGTTTGCATCAGTTTTTGGCACTTTAGTAGAAGGTCAGTTTTATATTTTAGAGGTAAGCAATTCCTCACAAATAATTTATAAAGACAAAGTTTTTTGTACTGATCAAACAATTAACCAAACAGCAAATCAATATTACAGCATTAATAAAGATCAATTTGTAAGCGAAGATAGTGCTAGCAACGAATACATAATTATATGAACGATTTAACAGTAGTAAATTTAAGCAATTACTCAAGCCCTGAGATTATTGAAAGCTCTAATAAGGAATGGGTAAGCTTTGGCTCTAACAATGATTATTTTTCTTACTTAATTCAAAGGTATGAAGGCAGTCCAACTAACAATGCTATTATAAACTCAGTTAGTTTGATGATTTATGGTCGTGGATTAGATGCTACAAACTCAAATAAAAAGCCAGAGCAATATGCACAGATGATTTCTTTGTTTAAAAAGGACATGGTTAAAAATCTTTCTCATGACCTTAAGCTTCTAGGACAATGTGCTATGCAAGTAATCTATTCTAAGGATAGAAAAACCATTGCAACAGTTGATCACATAGCTGTAGAAAACTTAAGAGCTGAAAAATGTAATGAAAAGGGAGAAGTTGAAGCATATTACTACGCTAATGATTGGAGCAAAGTAAAAAATGCTAAAAATACTTTAAGAATACCAGCTTTTGGTTTTAGTAAAGAAAATATAGAGATTATATATGTTAAGCCTTATAGAGCTGGGTATAAATATTATTCTAGCCCTGATTATGCTGGTTGTTTAGAATGGTGTGAAACAGAACAACTCGTGTCAAATTTTCATCTCAACAATACGAAAAATTCATTTTCGCCGAATACTATTATACAGTTTAACAACGGAACACCAACAGCCGAAGAAAGGCAAATGCTAGAAAATAGAATAACTGAAAAATTTACTGGCACTTCTGGAGCTAAGTTTGTGCTAGCATTTAATGACAATCCAGAGGCTGCTGCAACAGTAGATACTTTGGCAATTAGTGAAGCACACAATACCTATAATTTTGTAAGCGAGGAAGCTACTAGAAAGATAATGGTAGGTCATAGAGTTACTTCTCCCATGCTTATGGGGATAGGAACGCAAGGAACTTCTCTTGGATCAAATGCCGATGAGTTAAAAACTGCTTCTTTATTATTTGAAAATACTGTAATACAGCCATTTCAAACACTTTTAATAGATGCTTTTGATACTATACTAGCTTACAACCAAATATCCCTTAAACTATACTTTAAAACGCTTCAACCGCTACAGTTTAAAGACCTAGAGAATGTTATGGACTCCGAAACAATGGAGGAAGAAACTGGGGTTAAATTAAGCGAAGAACTTAAGGAGATAGATGGTAAACAAGCCTATGAGACAATCGAAGAAGCAGAGGCTAAGGCTTTAGAGCAAGATTGTGAGGGTCATCACGAACATATTGAAGACGGAAAGACTTGGTATATGCCTTGTAAATCACATAAGGAAGTATATTCAAACGCATTAATAGATTTAGGCGAAAATGAAGAGGATTTACTTAAGGATTACAACCTAGAACACGAAGCGGAAGTAGATTATCAGCTAGAAGATCAACTAAATGAGGTTATAACAGACCTAAACAAAGAAGATGATAGCACAGTATTAGCTAAAATCTGGAATTTTGTCAGTACTGGCAAAGCAACTCCATATAGAGAAAGCGAGCAAGATGGCACTAGCAAGAAAAAAGGTCAAGAAGGGGTAGAATTTTTAGTAAGATATAAATACACTCGATTAATTAAAAGCTCTGAAACTGGAGAAGAACGCAAGTTTTGCGATAGTATGATTAAAGCTAAAAAAGTTTATCGTAAAGAAGACATTATAGCTATGGATGACATCCCCGTAAATGCTGGTTTTGGAGTCAAAGGAGCAGCGACTTATTCTATTTGGAAATATAAAGGAGGCGCTCGATGTCAGCATGGATGGATTAGAAAGACTTTTGCTCGTAAAGGCGGTAAAGGACTAGGAAAGGCAATACAAGCAAGAGAAGCGAGGGGAAGGGGCTTTAGAGCGCCAGTAAATGACAAGGAAGTAGCACAAGCTCCAGCAAGTATGCAATATGATGGTTATACTGCTGCATATTGGAACAAAATGGGATTTAAAAACTAAGGACATGGCAACAGCATTATTTATAACACAACAAGACTTAGTAAGAAACAGTATTATTGATGGTAGTACTGATTATTCTAAAATAATACAGTTTGTAAAAATTGCGCAAATTATTGATATCCAGAATTTATTAGGAACGGATTTATACAACAAAATTAGTGCAGATATAATTTCAGGAGCTGCTGGCGGTGCTGGTTTAACTGGTAATTATTTAAAACTAGTAAATGAATTTGTGCAGCCAACATTAATTTGGTTTGCTCAGATGAATTACATCCCGTTTTCGGCATACAGTATATCAAACAAGGGCATTTTAAAAGGATCAAGCGAAACAGCTCAGAACGTAGATAAAAACGAAGTAGATTATTTAGTCTCTAAGGCTAGAGAATACGCTAACTACTACTCTACTCGATTAGTAGATTACTTATGTTTTAACAGCTCTTTATTTCCTGAATATACAAGCAATACTAACAACGATATAAGCCCAGATACAGACACAACCTTTAACGGATGGGTACTTTAATGAAATATAAGGTAAAACCAATAAACGTTAAGCGTTTAAAAAGCTATATAAAGCTAAAAGAACAAGAAGAAAAAACTGATATAAAACAAAAAGATGGCATACGGACAAATATATAATACAACTTGGTGGGGAAATGCTTTAGATACTGCAAGAACAGCGGGTACTGAGCCAGACTTCTTTGGTAGTCAGATGAAACTGCTTACAAGCAATCAACCAGAACTTGTAACTAACGGAGATTTTGCAACAGATAGTGATTGGACAAAAGGAACTGGCTGGAGTATTAATGGTGGTAAAGCAACATTAACAAACGGAACAGACCCAACCTATCAAATATTTCAAGGAATTAGTGGTTTAAACACAAAAAGTTTAAAAGTTTCTTTTGATATTACGAATTTTAGTGGTGTTGCAGAAATTAGATATCCATTAAGGGAAAATATTACAGGAAATGGTAGTTATGTTTTTTATGGAGTTGGAACTTTAGATAGAATACAATTTCAAGCAAAAAGTGGCTCAACTACATCTTTTAATATAGACAACGTATCAGTAAAAGAAGTAAGATTAGACTTAGAAGATATAGAAGCAAAAAAATGTTTA